AAAGAAAAACAAAGAAACTCTATATCTAATATTGTTGAGTACTCTTTTGTAATAGGCTTAGACTATTATTATTTTACAAAAGATTTTTGGCTTCACTCTTGGGGAAATCTTATGCCATACCATCTAGACACTGATAATGAATACTCATATCATAAGTATAATGGCGGTCAGTGGATTGACTATTCAGGTGGTTTAATATTTGGTTATAGATTTAATAAAAGTTTAGGTATATTTGTAGAAGGTAAGTATAACAAGTACTGGAATAGAAGATGGCACAACTTTAGTGTTGGACTTAATTATGTAATATTTTAATCATGGCAAAAGAATTAAATGAAGATACAACTCTAAAGCTAAGTATAAAAACATTAGCTGGCATAGCAGTATTGATCTTTACACTAGTAGGTATGTGGTTTACTCTGCAAGCAGATATAACAGAAGCTAAAGAACTACCTTTACCTCCTGATCCAGAAATTACTCGTATGGAGTATGATATGAAAGATCAACTTATCCGACAAACTATTATGACTACTCAAGAGGATGTTAAAGAAATAAAAAGTCAAATGATTAGAATGGAGGAGAAGATTGATAACTTAAGATAAGGTTATGAAAAACTTACTAATTACATTTTTCTTTATATCATTATCTGCTTTTAGTCAAGACTTTCCTAGCGGTATGGTAGCTGTTGAGTTTAATGCTAGTTTTAATAAAACTAACGAAGTGGCTTGGTTGCCTAAGCTTACAGATTGTGAAACTCAAAGAGTTGATATAGCAGCAGATTCAAGGTGGTCTAAAGAATATAAAATAGTTGTTGTTCCTACTATTGTTATATTTAACAACAACGAAGAAGTAAAAAGATTTCAAGCAAATATAATGATGACTATGGAAGCTACTAAGAGTGAGGTTCAAAACTCTATAGACGAAATAGTCATGGAAGCATTTTAAATTTAAATTATGAAATTAAGTGAAAATTTTACTCGTTCTGAAATAGAACATAGTAATACGGCTAAAAGATTAGGTATTAAAAATGAAATGTCTGAGGAACATTTGGAAAACATGCAAAACCTTATTGACAACCTTATACAACCTCTTAGGGATGGTATTGGTCCTATTCGTATTAGCAGTGGTTATCGCAGCCCACAACTCAATAAAGCTATTGGTGGATCAACTCGAAGTCAGCATAGTAAAGCTGAAGCTTTGGATCTGCAATACTGGAGTGGCGGAAAAATGAATAATAAAGTTATTTATGATTGGATTTTAGATTCAGGTTTAGAGTTTGATCAGATGATAAATGAATTTGATTTCTCTTGGATACATATATCGTTAAAGAAAAATAGTAATAGAAGTGAAGTTCTTGAAGCTTATAAAAACGATAAAGGTAAAACTAAGTATAAATTTGTAGAGGCATGAGTAAATTATTAAGTTTTTTAGGTGGTGGAGTAATAGAAAAGGTAGGTAACGTAATAGATAACTTATCTACATCTGACGAAGAAAGATTAGCTGCTAAGAAAGCTATGGAAGAAGTTCTTATGCAAGCTGAGGCTCAAGCACAAGAACAAGTTACTAGACGTTGGGAGGCAGATATGAAGTCTGACAACTGGTTATCTAAGAATATTAGACCTTTGATATGTATATTTTTAACTGCAATTTTTGTAGTTTTGTCAGTGTTTGATGGGAACGCAGGAGGTTTTGAGATTCAAGAAAGTTACATTCCAATATATCAAACGTTATTAATAACAGTATATGGAGCTTACTTTGCTGGTAGGTCTATAGAAAAAATAAAGAAAAATTAAAATGAGTTCATTAAAAGGTAAGTCAATATCTCAAACATATCAAAGATTACTTCAAACGTCATCTGAGGTTTCTGATACAACTTTAAAAGCTGTAGAAACGGGGGATGGTAATTTCACATCCATGAAGTTATCAAGTGATAAGGCAGAGTTTTTAAGAGTTGGTGTTGGTACTGGTGGGGTTTCACCAGATGGTTTAATTCATATCTATTCTGCTAGTGCTGGCTCTGTAACAGCTAGTTCTTTTGCTAGGGAGATTGTTTTAGAAAACTCAGCAGATTCTGGATTATCTATACTATCTGGTACTTCAGCATCAGGTAATATATATTTTGGTGACGCTAATGATAATGATGCTGGTAGAATATTTTATGATCATTCTGAAGATTCTTTAACATTTTTCACCTCTGGATCTCGTTCAATGAAGATAGATTCTTTAGGTAATCTTAATGTAGTTGGTACCGTATCTCAATCAGATGATAGGTTTGAACTTGTAGAATACTTTGAAAAAGTTCCAAGTTTAGGTATAACAGATGCTCAAGTAACTCAATCTTCAAGTGCAACTACAGCTGTTACTTTAAACTCAAAGTATGGTATAATAACTATGCAGTCAGTTGATTTGGCCGCTACAGATACTGTTGAGTTTACTTTTAATAATGATCACATATATGGAACTACATCTCAAGTTTTAGTTTCTCTTACAGAGTCTTCAGGAACTATAGCTGATAACGCTATGATTAATGTGCTTGTTCACGATGTTTCTGATGGTAGTTGTAAAATAAGAATTGGCACTAATGGAACTGATGTTGCAGCTCAAGTATTTAAATTGTTTTTTGTAGTAGATCCTTATGTTATTCCTAATCAAAATTTTGTTCTAGGCGGTACTAGTTCTGGCTCTCTTCAAGTAAGTGGTAATGCTGGAAGACCTACTAATGGTTTTGCTGGACTTAAATTAATTACTGGAAGCACCGATAATGATTACAGTGTTTTAACCACTAGAGCTGGTGAGACTGAAGTGCCAGCTGGTGTAGATTCTTCAGCTTGGACCGCTGTAGCTTTTGGTACAGAAAATAGAATACAACTTAATATTTCTTTATCTACAGCAGCTACTATAACTAATACTGCTATATGGGCTGGATTAAAACTAACAGAGGTTGGAGATTATGCTACAGATGCAAATCAAGCTTATTTTTTGTATGCTACTGATGATGATTTAGGTGCTTTAACTACAAATGGTAATCTTCATTTTGTATATAGTATAGCAGGAACAGATTATATAACAGATTTAGGTATAGCAATTGCTGCTAGCACAGTTTATAGATTAAGAATAGATATTGATGCAACTAGAAGAATTAGTGTTTTTGTAAACAATGTTCAGTACGGTTTGACTTCTACACCAACAACAACAACTGCAGGTGGTGTAACTCAAAATAACTCTCAGGCAAAGTCTTTAATTATAACTGACGATATAGATTTATTACCTTTTTTAGGGGTTCAAGCTTTAAGTGCATCAACTACTGGTATTCAAGTTGGATTTATAAAAATATCTAGAGATTTATTCGAATAATAAATTTAAATTAAAGAAAAATGGAATCAATAAACCCTATTATAAGAAAAATAACAATAGGGGACTTAAAGCAAGGACTGACTTATCAGGTAGGTCAAAAGATGCTTGGAGGTTCACTAGAAGTCACCGCAATAATACAGGACGAGGCGGCTTGGTATAAACATCAACAAGTAGTGTATGATGTGTACATAAAAAAAAATGGTGAAGAGTTTTCAAGGCCTTGGAAAAGGTTTTTCTCTCAACCAACAGCTATAGAATATAACACTGCAGTACTGGAAGAAGAGTACGAGGTTAGATAAAAATTAAACTTAAATATAAGCAAAAATGAAGCCAATTAAAGATGTCTACTGGATAGAGGTAGAAAAAGAAACAGAAGATACTATAATGTTAAACGGAGTAGAGTTATATAGAGATACATCTTATGATCCTATGAGGTTAGCAAGACAGTATGGCACAGTATATAAAGTGCCAATTAAAGAGACTAAAGAAACTGGAATACAAGAAGGTGACAAAGTTTGGTTTCACCATTTTGTAGCAACAGATACAAATTATGTTAAGCATGCTGATAAGGACAATATATATCAAGCTTTTGCAGAACAGATATACCTTATCAAAAGAGATGATCAATATATTCCTGTGGGGGTATGGAATTTTATGGAGCAAGAGATGAAAAAACCAGAACAATCTGAATCTGGAATATTTTTAGAGAGTTCAGCTTCAGAGGTCGAGCTTCATGGACACGCAGTTATTATAAATGACTGGATGAAAGAGCAAGGAGTTAAAGAAGGCGATAGAGTTATGTGGAGTGAAAACTCTGAGTATGACATGGATGTAGATGGAAAAAAACTTCTTCGTATGCGTAACTTTGATGTCTTGGCGGTTTATGAAGGAGCAGAATAAAGATTATGCTCTTAAAACTTTAGAGAAGTTAATAGAAGCAAGTAAAGGAGCTGTAGATCTTCTTATAGAAGAAATAGGTAAACCTTTAATAGAAGAAGACGATGCTAAAAGAAGACAGGCTATAAAAGCAAAAAGAGAATGCTTTGAAGACTGTCAAGAAATTCTTTTAGGAATAAAAAACCTTGAAGATAGAATCAAGGAAGGAGAATCCTTAATAGAAGAGAAAAAAGATTTTAAAGGATCTTTTGCTGAACGGTATGCAAAAAAGTGATATGATATATCTTACTGAAGGTAGTGAAGGAGAAGTTTTAGAGTTTGATAACTTGAAAATAGTTCTTCCTAAAAAACCTAGATATAAAAAAGATATACTATATTATAACCTACCTAAGAAACAACAGAAGTGGACTAGAGAGGATATACCAAAGGGGTTAACAAGAGAGAACGCTACAGATTATGTAGACTACATAGAAGAAGAATTTAGACGTAGGAGAGATGGTTTGTGGTTTTATAATAACGGTGTTCCTACTTATATTACTGGATCTCATTATATGTTTATCCAGTGGGCTAAAATAGATGTTGGTTTTCCTGATTACAGAGATGCTAACAGAACGTTCTTTATTTTTTGGGAAGCGTGTAAAAACGATAAAAACTCTTACGGTATGTGTTTTCTTAAAAACAGACGTAGTGGTTTTTCTTACATGGCCAGTAGTGAGATAGTAAATAAAGCTACTCAAGTTTACGATAGTAATTTTGGTTTACTGTCTAAAACGGGTGCTGATGCTAAGACTATGTTTACAGACAAGGTAGTTCGTATATATAGAAACTACCCTTTCTTTTTTCAACCTATACAAGATGGTTCTAGTAATCCTCGTGTAGAGTTAGCATTTAGAGAACCTGCTAAAAAGATTACTAAAAATCAAAAGCACATAGAAAAGTCTGAAGCACTTAACTCTATTATAGATTGGAAGAATACTGCTGATAACAGTTATGATGGTATGAAGCTAAAACTTTTGGTTCATGATGAAGCTGGTAAGTGGACAGGTCAAAACTCTATAAAGAAAAACTGGGGTGTAACTCAAACTTGTTTATTACTTGGTAGAAAGGTAGTAGGTAAGTGCATGATGGGATCCACTGCTAATAAGCAACAAGATGGTGGTGCAGAGTTTAAGGATATATTCTACGACTCTGATATGTCAGAAAAAGATCTTAACGGTAGAACTAAAAGTGGTTTATATAAATTATTTATTCCTGCTTATGACAACCTAGAAGGGTTTATAGACGAGTATGGATATAGTGTTATAGACACTCCAGATAAACCTGTAATGGGCATTGATGACATGAGTATTGATACTGGTGCTAGAGACTATATACAAAATAGAAGGGACGCTTTGAAGGATGATACTACTGCTTTATCTGAATTTAAAAGACAGTTTCCATTTACAGTAGAGGAAGCGTTTAGAAATGATACACAAAGTTGTATATTTGATGTCGAAAGAATTTATCAGCAGATGGATTATAACGAGGTTAATAATACTCCTACGACAAGGGGAGAGTTTGTTTGGAAAAATGGCGTACAAGACAGCGAGGTTATTTGGATACCTCACAGAAAAGGTAAGTGGGAAATCACTTGGGTTCCAGAAGTTCAAAACCAAAATGTTATTACATCTAGGTATAACAAAAAGTTCCCTGGTAAATCAGATGCTTTGGTTGCAGGATGTGACCCTTATGATCATGATACCACTACGGATGGTAGAAGGTCTGATGCTGCTGCTCATGTATTTCATAAGTTTAGCATGGCAAGTGATGCTTCTATGCAGTTTGTGTGTGAGTACATTAATAGACCTCCTAAAGCGGAGATATTTTACGAAGACATGATTAAAATGTGTGTGTTCTATGGATGTCAAATATTAGTAGAGAATAATAAAGTAGGAATACTAAAGTATTTTGAAAATAGAGGGTACTATGAGTACCTGATGGACAGACCAGATATGACTCACACAGAGTGGAGTAGAGGAAAACAAAAGACCAAGGGTATACCTGGTTCAGGTGCTGCAGTAATAAATGCTCAAGCAGAAGCTATAGCAACTTACATATATGATTATGTAGGTTATAATGCAGACACAGGAGAGATTGGTAGATGTTATTTTAACACGCTTTTAGATGATTGGAGTAGATTTGAGATAGATAACAGAACTAAATATGATGCTAGTATATCGTCATCATTGGCTTTATTAGCGTCACAGAAATATATAAAACCTAAAAAAGAAATAAAAAAAGCACATCCTATAGTAAAAAAATATAATGTTAAGGGGATGTATAGTAAAAGAATTAAGGCATGATTTATAATAATACAAAAGACAAGTTAAATGGCTATCCTTCTCCGTTAGCTACTAATGAAGAAAAAGCTGACATTAAGTATGGCCTTGATTACTTTAAGGCTATGTATTATGATCATAGTAAAAATTCAGATGTCTACCATAGGGATAGAAAAATAAGATATTCTAGAAATAGAGCATACGCTGAGGGTAGTCAGGATATAGGGAAGTATAAAGACCTATTAGATGTACAAGGTGATACTGCTTATCTTAATATAGATTTTACTCCAGTATCAATAATACCAAAGTTTGTTGACGTTATAGTCAACGGAATGGTTAATCAGGAGTATGATATAAAAGCTAAATCTATAGATCCTATAGCTGCAGAGGAAAGGCTTAATAAGAAAAAACAGATGTATGCTGATATGATTACTAAGGACTTTGTAGAAGGTCTGGAAGATCAAACTGGTATACCTCTTGCTCCTAAAGGTTTTGTTGCTCAAAGCTCTGAAGAAATAGATATGTTTATGGCTATAAACTACAAACAAAATGTAGAAATAGCACTAGAGAAGGCAATAGAATATACTTTAGACATAAACGATTACGATGAAGTTAAAAGGTTAATGATTCGTGACTTAGTTGTTTTAGGTTTATGTTCTTCTAAAATTGAACTATCTCCTTCTAGGGGTGTTACAATTAGACACGTAGATCCTTCTAATCTTATTACTTCATACTCATCAAAGCCTGACTTTAAAAATGTTAGACATGCAGGTGAAGTTTACTCTATGACTATAGCTGATCTTAAACAGCAAGCTGGAGATCAGTTTAGTGAAGATGATTATATAAAGATAGCTAAAGAGTATGCAGGTAAAAATAATAACCCTATGACTTATGGTGATAGAGCTTATTATGATAACGGTAACGAAACTTATGATTACGACAAGTTTAGTGTTAATGTTTTAGACGCTGAGTTTATTACAAGTCACTCTTTAAATTACGAGAAAAAAGAAAATAAGTTTGGTGGTTTTTCTGTAAACAAAAAAGCGTCTAATTATAAGGCTCCTAAAAAATCAAAAACTAAAAGAGAAAGTATAGGGTCTACAGTAAAGGTAGTTTATACTGGTAAGTATATAATAAATACAGATTATATATTTAATTATGGTATGATGGAAAATATGCCTAGGTCTAAATCTAACTTATCAGATACCAACTTATCATACATTATATATCAGCCTAATCTTTATAAGATGAAGAGTAAATCTTTAGTTGATAGAATGATTCCTTTTGCTGATCAGATACAATTAGCTCACCTTAAAATACAACATGTTCTTGCTAAGGCTAGACCTAAGGGTGCAGCCTTTGAGATTGGTTCTTTAGAGAACGTATCAAAAGGTGATGGTGGAACATTTACTCCTTTAGAGCTTCAAGAGATATACGATCAAACTGGTAATATATACTATAGACGTATAGATGACGAAGGTAACATGACAGGTGCGGTACCTATTGCTGAGTTGGAAAATGGTATAGGTAGAGACTTTGGAACTTTAATAAACGTTTACAATCACAATCTACAGATGATTCGTGACGTAACTGGTGTTAATGAAGCACGTGATGCTTCTCAGCCATCTAGTGAAGCACTTGTAGGTGTTCAAAAGTTAGCTTTGTTAGCTTCTAATAACGCTACAAGAGATGTAAATGATGCTTATTTAAATGTTACAAAAAGAACCTCTCAGTGTATATCTATGAGAATGCAGGATCTTTTAAACTATAAAGGTTTACATAACATGTATAGCAATGTTATAGGTGATACTGCAATGCACAGTATAGATATGATGAAGAAGATGTCTATACATGAGTTTGGTATAACTTTAGAGGTTGCACCTAGTGAGGAAGAGAAACAGATGATGGAGCAAAATATTCAAGTTTCTCTAGCTCAAAAAGAGCTTAGACTTGAAGATGCTATAATGATACGTTCTATTAGAAATATTAAGATGGCTAATCAAATGCTTATTCTTCGTAGAACTAAATATCAAGAAGATCAGCAAGCTCAAGCAAGACAAGCTTCAGAGCAAAATGCTATGATGCAGCAGCAGTCAGCTCAACAAGCTGCACAGTTAAAACAACAAGAAATGCAAGCTGAAATGCAGATAGAGCAGGCACGTATTCAGGCTAAGAATCAAGCAGAAATGCAGTTAAAGCAACTTGATTACCAACTTAAAGAGCAGTTTGAGCAAGCTCAGCACGAGAGAAGATTAAGAGAGATAGAGTTAGGTAACTTAGGTAAGGAGGGCACTGCGTCTATTCAAGGAGAGGTTCGCAAAGCTGTTCAAGAGCAGTCTGCTATGAATCAATCTCAGATGATTGAACAAAGAAAAGATCGTAGAGGTCCTTTAGGTGAAGAACAAAACATATCTCAATAGTTTGATATTAATATAAAAAAAATTATATTTGCGAAAATAACATAAATTAAATTTAAGACAATGGATATAAGAGAAGACTTATTAAATAAACTTGGTGGAGAGGTTGTTCAACCACAAAACCAACAAAATATTGTAGACTTAACTGGTGATGAAAACCAACCAGCTGAGTCTCAACCTACAACGCAGGAACCTTCCAACGTTGTAGATTTAACACAAGAGAGTTCTTTAAATACTGAGGAGACTAACGTTGATGAATCTCAAGTTAGTCAACAGGAAGAGGGTGAGGAAATCAGTGATGACGAAGTTGTCTTACAATACCTTAGCGAAAAGCTTGGGCGAGACCTAACATCATTTGATGATCTTAACACAACTACTAGTACAGAAACAGAAAGCAATGACTTTGCTAGCGATCAGCTTCGAGTTATCAATGAGTATGTTAAAAACACTGGTCGTACAGTTCAAGATTACCTAAACACTCAAACTGTTGATTTATCCAACGTGTCTGATGATGCGGTCTTAAAGGAGTATCTAAGATTAGATAATCCTAATTTAACTGAAGCTGAGTTAAATGATTACATGGCTACAACATATAAGATGGACAAAGAGGAGTATAACGAGAGACAAATGAACGCTGGTAAGGTTCAGCTCATGAAGGACGCTAAAGCTGCTAGAGACTACTTTAACGAGGTCAAAGAAGAGTATGCTATGCCTACAGAGTCAGAAGATTTTTCTGTATCCCAAGAGGATAGAGAAGAATGGATTGGCACTATGAGTGCTGAGGTTGATGACTTGGATGGTATATCATTCGCTATGAACGATCAGGGTGAAGAGTTTGTTTATCAACTTGATGATGCCGCAAGGAATGAAATCAAGGGGTACAACTCAGACCTAGAAAGTTTCTTTGATCAGTATGTAGACCAGGGTGGTAACTGGGACTTTGACAAGCTCAATACAGATATGTATATCTTGAACAACATAGATAAGATTGTTCGAGGTGTCGCTAATCAGTACAGAAGCAAAGGAACAGAAAGCGTAATTAATGAGATTAAGAACCCGTCATTTGCACAAGACAAGCAAGATGCACCTCAGAAGCAACAGACAACTCTTGATATGTTAAGAAAACAAATTTTAGGTTAAAAAGAAAATTAATTACTTTATTTAAAATTATAAAAAAATGGCAACAGTAAGTTTAGCCTCAGGAATGGTGCCAACACCTTCTAATGTGGCAGTTGCAAGTACATCAAACTATGTAGGTACATCAACGTTAATTAACGCTGATGGTACAGATGGTATCCCATTACATAAACGTGATGTAGATGAGCAACTAATTAAACGATACGGTAATCAAGGGATTACTGGATTAATGGAATTGTTGGGTAATAAGAAAGAAACTACTCAACAAACTTTTGAACACTATGAAGAAACTTTCCTTCACAATCACTTTACAGGTGCTATCTCTAGTAATGATTTAACTATTGATAATGCTTTTGATGATTTAGGTAACGCTTCAGGTAATACAGCAGTTCGTGATGGTGATCTTTTGTTAGGTAATACAGGTGTTATGTATTATGTAACTGGTAAAGCTGATGGTTCTGCATCTTCTCAACCAGAAGATAACTTTCAATTAAAATTAGTTTCTACAGGTGCTCTAGCTGGTTCTCCTTCTGATACATCATTTACTATTGTAGGTAATGCTTATGCAGAAAGAACTGATCAACCAGTTGGTATTACACCTCGTGTAGATCAATACCAAAACAAGTGTCAAATTATTAAAGAATCATTTACTGTTTCAGGTTCTGAAGCTACAAATGTTGTTTATGTAAAAGTAAACAACCAAGAATTTGGTACTGGTTACTTATGGTACTTACAAGGTGAAGCTGATACTTACCAAAGATTTATGGACTACTCTGAGCTTGCAATGATTGTAGGTCAAGCAGGTGATAGTACTTTAGATGATGGTGCTACTGATGGTGCTGGATCTACAGTAGTAACAACAGAAGGTCTTTTATCTTTTATTGAAAACAAAGGTCAGACTATGGATCTTGGTTCTTCAGCAATTACAATGGCTGACTTTGATGCTGCTGTAAAATCTTTAGATAAACACAGAGGTGCAAAAGAAATGGCTCTTTACGCTGGTATTAACTTATCTTTAGATATTGATGACTTATTAGCTTCTCAAGGTGCTTACGCAGCTGGTGGTGCTAACTATGGTACTTTTGCTAACAGCAAGGACATAGCATTAAACTTAGGTTTTAACTCTTTCTCTCGTGGTGGTTACACTTTCCACAAGAAAACTTATGACTTATTTAACCGTCCTGACTTGTTAGGTGGTTCTGGATTCAAATTTAATGGTTTCGGTATGTGTATCCCTATGGATAATCAAAGAGACCCACGATCAGGAGAAAGTATTCCTTCTTTACGTATGCGATATAAAGCTGCGAATGGTTACTCTCGTGAGATGGAGCACTGGTTAACTGGATCTGCAGTTCTACAAAATAGAACTAACGAGAAAGACGAGTTGCGATCTCACTATCGTACTGAGCGTGGTTTTGAAGGATTTGCTCCTAACCGTTTCTTATTGTTCAAAAAATCATAATTATTAATATATAAAAGATAAGAAAATGGCTTACGTAGATAAAATGTTAATATTTATTGACGCAGCAGATGATGCAGCAATGTATCCAGTTAGTAGACTTAGAGCTATGACTGTTGCTGCTGATGCAACTATTTTAATGAAATTCGACAACAGTATTGGTGGGACATCTGATAATGATCATGATGTTGTTACTGTAACTGTTACTTCTGACACAGAATTGACTGTTTTTAAAGCTATTGCAGATGCTATAGCTAAACCAGGAATTGCTGGTAGCGAAGGATATGTTGTTATTGCTGATGATGTTAATTCAGAATATGTTAATAATAACATAACAGGAATTGCTATTACATTAATTGCTGCTTAATAAGTAGTAATTAATTATATTTACTGGAGGGGAGCAATCCCCTCCTTTATAAAACTTTAAGTTAATTTTAGAAAATAATTATTATGACACCAACAAAAACTCGTAAGGCTGTAACGCCTCCTACGTCTACTAAGGTCGAAGCTAAAGCTCCCGTAGTAGAAAAAAAATTCACCCCTCGATTTACTAACAAGAAGCAAGAATATAAGCCTACTGTTTATCAGTTAGTTTCTAAATCTGTAAATCAAAAAACTAAAATGCCTCAGTATCCTATAGTTTCTCTACTTAAGGCTGAGGATATTATATTTGACCCACAAAAAGGAGAAAATAGAAAAATTAGATACGTCCCTGGAGAGACATCTATATTTGTAGATGACCAAGCAGAGAACGCAAAGATGAGAGAGCCTATAGCTTTTAATAATGGTTATCTCTTTGTAGATCATACAAATCCAACTTTAAAGCTTTATTTAGATACTTGCAATGCAAACGGTAGTAATCCGCATAGGATTAAATCTAAAAATATTATGTTTAATTTAAAGGACGATGAAAAGTCTGCTCAAGATAAAATAGCAAAAGTAACAGATACTATGGATGCCGTTCAATCTGCTCTTAAAATGCCTTTAAATGAGCTTGTAGGTTATGCTAAAGTATTAGGTGTTAATACTAATAAAAGTACTGATGAGATTCGTTGGGATATGAAGATTCAAGCAGAAAAGAATCCTACAGCTTTTTTAGCGGGTATGAATGACCCTAGAACAGAAATGAAGCAGTTACTATTAATGGCTCAAGATTTTAATATTATTTCCATGAGAAAAACAGGTATAACTTGGGTTTCTTCAGGAAATACTATATGCGTACCCGCTATAGGAACTAAACCTATTGATAGAATGGTAGATTACTGTTCTCAAGGTGAAGGAGAACAAGTGTACGCTGAGATAGAACGTAGATTACAAGCTCTTAATGGATAATGAGTTAATGTAATATATAATAATGTAGGGGACTTAGCGGTCCCCTTTTTTTATTATCTCGATTTATTTTGTATTTTTGCTAGGGAATAAAATATACAATAATGACGATTGATGAAGTATACAGACTCGTACAAACCTTTGCTAATAAAGAGCAGAGAGGCTTTATAGCACCTTCTGAATTTAACTTACTAGCAAAACAGGCTGAGTTAGAGCTATACAATAAAAGGCTTTCTCTAATAAAAGAGAAGTCCCCAACTAAAAAAGTTCAAGGAATTTACGGAGAAACCTTATCTCCAGAGTTAGCAAAACAAGATATAATTAATTTTTTTGTAAGGAAATCTTTATCATCTTCTGGTAATCAAAGCTATGGTTCAAATTTTGGTGGCGTTAGTATAACTTGTGACTATGTAGAGTCAATATTTTCTAACCCTTCTAGTGATTTTAATTTAAGTTCAAATATTCCTGTAGACATAGTAGAACCTAAGGATGTGAATCAAATAATGAGAAGTAGCTTGGTAAAGCCTTCTGCTCAGTATCCTGTAGCTTTAGTTTCTGGTGGAGGTACACAAAAGATAATTAACGTTTTTCCTTCAGATGGATTAACAGTTATTGTCTATTGTTACTACTATGATGGTAACCCTACATGGAACTATGTTACTATATCGGGTAAACCTGTTTACGATGTCTCTCAGTCTGTTGGGTTTAGAATATCTAGTAGATGTCATGGAGAGCTCGTAGTAAAAATATTAGAATATTTAGGTGTTAGTATAAGAGAGGCAGAGGTTGTTCAGTACGCACAGGCTAACGAATTAAAAGCAGATAGTTAATTATGGCAATAGATTATACAAGTATAGATGAAGTTGTGAACGACATTCAACTACTGATGGATGACACCTCTTACGATAACGAGGCTCAAATTTATCAGTTAAGGTTATTAGCACTTCAAGGCTTAAGAGAGCTTAAGTTTGACGCAGAGCAAGAGGTTAAAACAGCAGAGATGTTTGTATCCTCTACAACCCTTAAATGTGATCTACCCTCTGATTTTGTTAAACTAATAAAGATTGGTTATAAAAATAGTGATGATGAGTTTGTTTCTCTAGGTTATAAATCTAATTTATCTTTAGATGCTATTGTAAATTCACAGATAAGTGAGGATCCTTATGATGAGAACAATCCTTATTTTCATACTGACATGGGTAGAAAATATGGTGTAGGCGGTGGACAAAATGCTTTAGGGTATTACAGGTTAAATAGAAACGACAACACTATAAACTTCTCTTCAGATGTTGCTGGTAAAACAGTATTTATAGAATACATATCTGACGGTATAGGATCCACTCAACCAAGGGATCATATTATAAGACTTGAGTTTAATACAGCTACTGGTTCTGCTGCAGATAAAATTGTTCCATCTTGTATTTTAGAAATACCAAAGCCAGATTCAAGTGCTTCTTTTCAGTTTTTTGCATTTAACTCTACTTTTAGTGTAGGAGATAATGCAGCTATATCTGCAGCAGGAGTTAGCACAGGTATACAAATTACTCCAAATGATAACGCTGCTACTGTAGCACAAAAGTTTACTAGTCTTATAAATAATGGTTATCCTAGTGATAATGTAGGACCTTATAATTCTAAAATAACAGCATCTCAAGAGCTTGGTTCTAACTCAGCTTTTGTA